GCTACCTGATCCTGATGGGACGAGGATTCGCTTACGCTCACAAGGTTGGCTCACGCCCATACGGGCAGCCCGCTGGTGACAAGTTTCGGGATTCGACACCGCGGCCTCAAACCGTGGGGTTCTCCCGCAACGTCCAGCAAGTCAACCCGATAGGCGGCGAACCCGTTGTCCCAGAATCGGTCAGGTGCAGTTCTCTGACCCGCGACGGGGTGCCCTGCAAGGGGCGCCCCGTCGGGGACGGAGACCTGTGCGTCTTCCATAGGGAGTAGGCGTGGACATTTCGACCATGCGGTCGTATGTCCGCTCAGTGGTCGACATCGACTCGTCGGACATTTCTGACGATGTGATGAACCGCTTCCTGGGTGAAGCCTACGATGTGATTGTCTATTCGGAGAAACGCTGGCCGTTCTTCGAGGTTGCGACCACGTTCAGCACTGTGGCCTCCCAGAAGGATTACACGGTCGCTGTTGTGGGGGCGTCGGTCACGAACGGGTTGCGTGAAATAGCAGCCATCAGGACCGACAATCATGTCCTCGAATACATCGGCCGTGACGACGGCGATGTGATCTACCCGTTGGATGGCAATACCACGGGTAATCCGTGGTATTGGTCTTTCTGGGCTGATTCGATTCGCCTCTATCCGACCCCAGGGTCGGTCGACACTGTTTACGTTCGGGGGTATAAGGATCCTGCGGCGTTCGGCGCTGGGGTCTCAGACGCCACCGAGCCGTCTGATCTGCCGACACCGTTCCACATGGTTCTTGCTACTTACGGGATTGCCCGTGCTTATGAGCAGCAGGAAGATCCGACGATGTCGGCGCAATACTTTTCGATCTTCAACCAGGAGTTGGAGAACCTTCGTGCCCGCTACGAGGACATGCCGGCCGCTCAACCGGTCAGGTTGAACAGCCGGTCGGTGTCGCGGTGGATGTCGCAGTCGTACCTGCCGAATCGGTTGCGTTATTCGTGGGAGCTGTAGGTGGCCTCCACTACTTGGAAACTTGAGGCCCTTGAGGCTTTCACGGGTGGCCTGAATCTTCGTTCCGATCAGTTCAATCTGGCCGAGAACGAATCCCCCGACCTTCTCAACGTCCTTGTCGATCCGCGTGGCGGGATTCGCCAACGTGATGGTGTGGACCGCAGGAACACGACGGCGTTGAGTGACGACATCCAGGGCATCTGGGCGTTGCACACCGACAGCGGCACCAATCAGGTAATGGTCAACTATGGCACGAAGGTCGCCCACAGCGCGACGGCGAACTTCACCGACCTGACCGGCATTACTTCTCGCACGGACGGCAGCCGCGTGTACGGGGTGACGATGAACAATGTTGCCTACGGGGTGTCTTACGACCAGGTGTGCTTCAAGTGGGATGGGTCCACGGCGACTGATCTGGGGGTCACGTTCGGGTCTGGTGGCAACATGCCGCAGGCCCAGTACATCGCAGCGTGGAACAACTTTGCGTGGGTTGCCAACACCTACGAATCGGGAACGAACCACAAGTACCGTTTGCGATGGTCGAACGCCAACGATCCTGAAACGTGGACGGCGGCCGACTATGTCGACATCGACAAGGGCGACCACGGCGACTACATCACGGGCCTGTGCCCGATGGGTGACCGCCTGCTGGTGTTCAAGTCGAACAGTGTGCATGCCGTGTTCGGCTTCGATTCTGATTCTTTCCAGGTTGTGACGTTGAGCAACGATGTCGGGTCGGTTCCGTTGTCGTCGCCGGTAGCGACCCCGTTCGGGGTGTTCTTCTGGTATGCCGACCAGGGCGCCTACCTGTACAACCGTGAGGGGTTCGTCTGGATCTTCGACAAGATGTCGCCGGCTGTGGACGACGGGCGCATCTCGTTCGCCATGAACCCGCAGCTCGGATGGGGAAACAACAAGCTGTACGTTTCGGTCGACTGGACGGAGGGCGGGTCAACGACCCGTCGGACGTTGATTTACGATCCGACGATTGCCGGCGGCGCCTGGGTGACGACCGATATTGATGCTGCGGCCATGTATTCGTACCGGCCACCGAATGATTCTTCAACCGTTTACGGGGCGTGTGTCGCCAACACGGGCGTGTTGATCGACGTTGAAGACGAACAGAACCGGTCCACAGACCGGTATGCGTCTTCTGCGGAAACGCACATTTCGTCGTATTTCGTTACACGGTGGGTGTCGGGCAAGAATCCGATTGTGAAGAAACGATGGGGTCGGCCGAGGATGGTCACCTCTGCTGAGGCGACTATTTCGTTGCCTGTCTCGGTTTTCAAGGATTACGACAAGTCTGCTGCCACTGGCAGTTTCACTGTGAGCATTTCGGGGAAAACGTCTACTTCGTTGTGGGGGACAGCGAAATGGGACGACGGTGATGACACGTCGCCGTATTGGGCGGCGTGGGATGCGATCTCGCGTGATCTCACCGCTGTGGTGCTGAATCTGCCCACACTCGGGACAGCGAAATCTATAAGTGTGAAAGTAAGCGGTCCAACTTCCAACAACCATTGGGAAATGAACGCTTTGGCTTTTGCCTACACGCCCAGGAGGCTCCGATAGATGGCGACACTGGCCGTTACCAACTCGTTCTCCGCCGGCACCACGATTGTGGCCGCGGACATGAACCAAAACTTTGACGATGTCGAAGCGTTCGTCAACAGCACCCCTGGTGTCATCCAGAACAGCATTGTCGACGCTAAGGGTGATCTGATTGCGGCAACCGGTTCGGATGCCGTTTCCCGTCTGGCTGTGGGCACCAACACCTATGTGTTGACGGCTGATTCGACGGAAGCGACGGGTCTGATCTGGGCTGCGCCGACAACGGGTGACATCACGGGGATTACGACGGCAGCCAACTCGTCGCTTGCGGGGGGTGCGACCTCGGGGACAGCCACGTTGACCGCGGATGTCAACAATAGCACGGTGGCTACGGCAACGACCGCCGATTATGTTCTGATTGCTGACACTGATGCCGCCAACGCTACGAAGAAGGCGTTGATTTCGGATATTACGGCTGCGGCCCCTCAGGGGACGGTCACGGCGGTTACTGGGACAGCTCCGATTGTGTCGTCTGGTGGGACAACGCCGGCTATTTCAGTAGTGACCGATAACGCCCAACTCATTTTGAACAACACTGTCTTCAACTAAGGAAAGATCATGGCAACATATTCCAAGCAGCTTCTCAGCGGAACCGCTGCCAACGGCAGAAACATCAAGGTTGCTGCTACAGCAACGGCGGGAACGCTGATTCATACGGCGATAGCGGGCACTTCTGACCTGGACGAAATCTGGTTGTATGCGTGCAACACGTCTGCGTCTGATGTGAAGCTCACCATCGAGTACGGCGGCGTTGCTTCACCTGATGATCTGTCCGAGGTCACGATTACTGCTGAGGCAGGCTGGGTTTTGGTGTGCCCAGGGACACTGTTGCAGAATGGCCTGATTGTCAGGGCGTTTGCTGGGACAACGAATGTCATCAACATCAACGGTTACGTCAACCGCATTACTGCCTAGCACATGTTTCGTCAGGATCGCACCAACCCGTCTACCGCTGTTTCTAACTGGCGGGGGCGGCATGACACGCCGAAGGCGTGGCCTTCGACGGCTGTGTCTTCTTGGTTGAATGGCGGCCTGTTCGGTGCTGCGCCTTTGACGGCGTTTGGTGGGATCATCACCCAGTACGTCGATTCAGGCGACAGCAAGACGTATCGGGTTCATACGTTCCGTGGTTCAGGCAAGTTTCTGGTGTCTGCTGGTGCGGCCGATGTGGATTATCTGATTATCGCTGGTGGCGGCGGCGGAGGCGGCGGCGTGGGAGGAACGGGCGGCATCGGCGGAGGAGGTGGTGCGGGCGGCTACAAGCAGAACGTGACAGGCAGCATCGCTGTGTCCGCTGGCACATACACGGTTGTTGTCGGAACGGGCGGTGCTGGGGGTGCAGCCACACCCGCCAGCGGCGTGGCAGGAGTTGATTCTTCTGCCCTCGGTGTCACATCCGACGGGGGCGGTTATGGAGGTTCCCTCGCCGTCGGCGGCGACGGTGGATCAGGCGGTGGGGGAGGAAACATCGGGTCTTATGCGGGCGGTACTGCCACATCGGGTGGTGCAGAAGGCTCAGATGGCGGAGCGGGTTCTGACCGATACAACTACGGCACAGGTGGCGGGGGTGGCTTCGGTGCCGTAGGAGCGGGCTTTGTTACTGACTCCAGCGGTGACGGGGGTATCGGCACCACTGGAATCGGAACCACCTCAACGGACAGCGGTGGTGCGGGAACGATCAAGTACGCAGGAGGTGGCGGTGGTGGCGCCTACAACTACCCAGGCGATGCTGTCGCTGGTTACGGTGGCGGAAGCGGTGGCTATTCGCCAAGCAGTAGTGGCTTCGCTGGCGGTACTCCCAACACGGGCGGGGGTGCAGGTGGCGTCGGCGCAGGCGGTGGCGTGGGAGGCGATGGCGGTGCGGGCATTGTCATCATCCGATACGAGGTGGCCGCATAATGGCTGATCCCGCATACATCGTTGATGGTGTTCTCACTGATGGTGAGGCATGGGTCGGTATCGCCACGACGACGGTTGATCCCGCTGCCGCAGTTGTCACGTTCACTTCAACTGATGACGGTCAAGTAGGCGACTTCTCCCAGTACATGGATCTCAAAGTGGTCTACTACGTCCGTCACACTGAGGCGGCTACTTGGGCGCAGATAATCATGCACCTGAATGGCGATTCAGGAGCCAACATGTACATCGGGCAGGCACTTCGCGGTAACGGTTCCACAGCCGCTGCTTCGGTACCAAGCCTCAAAACTGGTGGCGGCATGTGGTACATACCTTCAGCGAATGCGACAGCCAACGTGTTCGGTTGCGCAACCGTTGACATCTTCGATATCAACTCTGGCAAATACACATCCTTTATGACGTTGCCTGCTGGCGATGGTGGAACGGAGAACTGGGTGGCGCTGCTGGCTGACACTTACAAGTCGCAAGCCCCAGTTTCTTCGGTTGACTTCACAGCGATTGACGGGACTTTCGCTGTCGGCAGCCAGTTCTCCCTGTTCGGCATCCTCCCAAGGATGGTGGCCTGATGGCTGTGATCGAAGCAATCCAGACAACGTATGTGGAGACTTTTGATGTTGCGTCGGTGACGTTCTCGTCTATTCCTGCGACGTATGAGCATCTGCAACTACGCATCAGCGCCAAGCAGGACTACGCCAGTACCACTACAGCGTCTTA